CTCCCGGCAGGCGATTGGCTACGCCGAACGCGAGGAAGCTGTCGATGAACCAGCTACGCTCGACCTTGTCGAAGAAGACATCGGACGAGAGAGGAATGGTTTCACCAGCCAATAGGGCTTTCGGATGCAGGATCAATGCGGCGACCTGTGCCTGTCCGGCAGTCATGTCGTACGCATTGCTGTTCGAAGCATTCGAGAGCAAGTGGGTAACTGCGACGCCGTCAGTGGCCATACGATTGGTCATGACAACGGGGACGTTCATGATGACCTTGAATTTGCCGGTGGCAAACTGGCCATTGCTTGCGGAGAAGTCCTGATCGATGAGCTTGTCATTGTTCAGGAGAACTTCATGCTGCGTCGGGTTGACGAAGATGGCGCACTCGTCGGTGTCCATGTCGTCCAACTGCATCGACACGATCTGGGAGGCAATGGCCTCGTACAGAAGCGTGGGATCAAGCTGATCGTTCGCGGAACCCAGAGCGACCGTGTGGCCTCCACCGAAGGCGGAGTTCAGGTCGGACGGAGCCGACAACAGAGCGCCCTTGGCACCCTGAATGAGGAAAGCCTCGTCGAAGAACTTGGCGATCTCCTTGCCGTGATCCATCGCAAGCTCTTTACGAGCCGCGAAGTCGGTCTGGAACTCATTCAACTGCGAGCGATTGTCGCGGGCCAGAATGAGAGTGTCAACCGTGACGCTGGCCGAACCGAAGTTGGTCTGTCCAACCTCGGGCCGAACGCCCGGAGTGATTGCCAGCAGTTCGGTCTTGCCGATACGCCGGTTCAGAAGAGTGTCGGTGCCACGAACGGGCTTGACCGGCACGAATTTACGCATGATGGACTGCTTGGCGAACTGGCTATCAACCACTCCACCGTACTGATCGATCATGTCAGCAGAAGCCAAGTCTGAGAGATGGCTACTGTCAATCGGGGGATTTGCCATTTAGTTGGCTCCCTTGTTAGATGCCTTTTGTCCGTCCTCTATGACGGGCGGCAGTGATTTCTTGTAGTGCTGCCTCGGTGGGGTTTCCCCGGTGGGCAGCGTCGAGTTCCGCGACATATTCAGCGCGGCTGGTTGATCTGGCAGACGGACCTGCACCTGCGTCTCCTTCGACGGTAGGTGCGGCTGTGCTCACGGCGAGTGTAGTGTTCGCGCTGTCAGCATTGTAAGCACGGGCGATCTCTCCAGCGGCGAAGCGAGCTTGCGCTCCACCCTTGTCGATCATCGTTCTGTACTCAGTCAAGGCGGCAGCGGCAAGGTTCTCCTTGCCCCATGCGGCCATCGTCTTCCAGTTTTCCTCACCGCCGCTCACGGATTCAATATCCTTGATGATCGCAGCGTTGCGGGCAGACTGCTTCTCAACGAAGCTCGTGACGCCGGCCATGACTAGCGTGGCTTTGGCGTCGCCAACCTTATCCTTGAGTGCCTTGACGGCATCCCAAAGCATAACCTTGGCCTCATCCGGCGTGACACCGGCATTCTGCAATGTGGTCAGAACACTGTCCGCCACATCGTCTCCGGTGCTTCCCCAGACTTCTTGATCGAGAGGGTCGTTTTCACGAGCAGCCTGCGCGTCGGCTTCCGCTTTCGCGGTCGCATCGGCATCAGCATCGACAACGGCTTTCGCCTCGGCGAGCTTGTCAGCTTCGGTTTTCTCGACTGCCGGTGGTTCGTTCGAGGGCGCAGCCGGTGGGGCGTTGCCTGTGTCCGAAGTCCTTCCGGCGTTCTGTGAAACATCACCCACTCCCTGAGCAAGTGCGGCGGCCTCCGTTGAGGGGATCGCTGCCTTCTGCTCGATGGCTGGGGTAACTGGTTCTGCGGCTGGTGCCACAGCAGGGGTCTCTGTCATTTATCTCTCCATCATGACTGTGCGGATTGCATGGCTGCCTTGCCACCTTCCTCGGCGACGTTGGCGTTAGCCTGCGCTTGCATAAGCTGCTCCTGCTGTTGCTGAGCCGCTTGTTGATTAGATGTGATCTCGGCCTGCGTGTACATGAAGTCCTTTAAGCGGACACCACGGTTCGTGAATACGAACGAGGCAAACAGCAGCGGGTTGATCGTGCCACGAAGTTCTTCGGGAACGGCCTCCAGCATCTGCATGTCTCCAATCGCAAGACGAAGGTTGTCAAGCTGGCCCTCACGGGACAGGCTCTCCAGCCCAGTCACAACTATGACCTCGAACATCTTCGACAGTGTGCCGATGTGGTCCGAGATGTTGACTTGTTTGATGGCCCACTCACTCTCGCGCTGTTGCCAATGGCTGGCGAGCTTGGAGTACAAGCCACCGTATGCGCTTTCGAGTTCACGAGCGTTCATGCGAATTTCTTCAGCGGTCACACGCTCCGCGTCACGGACGCCAGCACTGTTCAAGAGGAAGGCTTGCGATAGATCGCGCTCCCACTTGTTGATGGCTTCCATCATGACCTGCACTTCACCACGCTTGCCAATCTCTGGCACCGTGATGTCACCTTCCTTGCCGGTGTGGTACGAGCCACGAGCCGACTGGTTCAGGTAGTCCACATCCAGAACGCTCGCCGGATTGACGAGGAACTTGATGTCCGCCATAGCCGACAACAGATCGATCATGGCAGCGGTCAGAACGTCGAGGTTGTGGAACGCAATAGCGTTGTCTTCCACCAGTCCCCGACCATAGTGCTCACCCCGTGCCAGCGACCAAGTGAGGTCGAGGATCGGGAGGTCCACTTCGGTGAAGAATGTCTTGCCGCTCAGCATGACGTTGTCGGCTGCCTGTTGAAAGGACCACCGGCCATCGTCCTGTATCAGATAGTGACTGAGCAGAACGACCTGTGTGTCGTGCTTGTATTCCGGTCGCGTCTCCAGCATCTTGTCCCGAATAGTTTTGGGCAGGTTGCCGAAGAGCTTTGCGTCTCTGAGGATGCACTCACGGAGTTCTCCGTTGAGGCCCCTGCGCGACATGAAATCACGCACACCGTATACAACACGGGTGCCGTCTTTCATTCGCTTCAGAACTGCGTTGCCTGAAATGATCATGTGCTTGAGAGCCATCACCGCAACTGGGCGGTAGGCAGTCATGTGCAACATACGCATTCCGACTTTTTCAATTTTGGCAGTGGATGACCGAACGATCTCCGCGAGCTTGCCAAGTTCTTCCTCGCCGACCTCTTCGGCAAGCTGCTGCTCGGCCTCTGGAGTTAGCGCCAATGTGAAGAACGGGCGGTCGTGCGGAAACATAGTGTCCGCGACCCTGTTCGCCAGATGGTTCACGAGGCGAGCGCCGGACACAACGTGTCCCTTGTCCGTCTCTTGGTTCTCGTTCTCTTCCACGTTCATCGTGATAGAAGGGATCGTCCACATACCGTACTGCTCAGACCGCAGGATGATGTCACCCTTCTCGGTCTCCATCTCGGACCACAAGTGAGCCAAGACGCCGTCATGTACGGGTTGGTTGTGCATTTTACAGCCCTCCGACCGATGCCGCCGACTGTCCGGGGAGGCCACCAACAGCGGCAGCGCGATTGCGCTTGGCCAGTGAGCCCTTACCGCGTTTGAGTTCCTTGTCCTTGGCGGCGATCTTGATCTTCGCCTCGGTATCTTCGGACGGCTTCTTGGCTTGCAGCGCTGCGGCGGCCTTCGCGGCCTGTTCCTTGGCTGCCTGTGCCTGTGCCTTAGCCGCGCTCGACGCCTGCACGACACCGCCTACTGAGGCAGCGACGCCAGCGATGGCGACTAGAGTAGTGATAGCTGGCATTCTCTTGCTCCTGTTATCAACCTGTAGCTCGTCTCCAGCGGGGCGAACCCCTTGCGTTGGAGGATACGACCGGCGATAGGGGAGCTTGTTTCTAATGTGCAGACCCGGACCTCATTTACATGAGCTTCCTTGCCTGCTGCGATGAAGGCGTCGAGTAGCTTAATGCCACTCTTGTCTTCACTGTACCATCCTAGCTCTTGCAGGATAGTCCAGTCTCGGATGAGGTCATTGACGAACACCCCACCGATGAAGCCACGCTCGCTGAGTAAGCCTACGCCATCCTCTATGATCCACGAGACCATCTCTATGGTCTTGTATGTGTTGATCGGGATGCCGAAATACTCATCGTTGAACCGCTCTATCAAGCGAAGGATGTTCGTCATGTCTGACAGTTCCGCCTTGCGGATTGTCATGTTCGTTCTGGCGTTATGTTGGCCTTGTATCTGAGGATGTCTGCGAAGTCCAGTTGTGCCTGCTGATAGCCGACATGATACTGGTTCGTCTTCTCACTCAGTTTGATAGGCTCAACCGCTACCAGCAGTCTCTCCTTTAG